TAAACACAGTAACAAAAAGAACAGGCAGCACACTTACATTAGGTGAGTCAGGCACAACAGTAACTTTAGCTTGTGGTGCTACACAAACTGGATTTGGTAGAACAGGAACAGTTGACTGGTGTACAACAGCTAAAACAAGTCCATTTACTTCAGTAAGTGGCAATGGATATTTTGTAAACACTTCAGGAGGAGCAGTAACAGTAACGTTACCAGCCTCACCTTCAGCAGGAGATATAGTTTCAATAGCAGATTTAAATGGAACTTTTGATACTAACGCTGTTACATTAAATAGAAATAGTTCTAAAATAAAAGGTGCTTGTAATAATTTAGATTTAAAAGATGAGAGAATGTCGGCTACAGTTATTTATAGTGGTGCATCTCAAGGTTGGATTACTATTGATAATGCAAACGTATGTGGAGCAACATTAAAACCTCAAACCTACAATCTGCAATATTTAGTAATTGCTGGTGGTGGTGGAGGTGCTTCAAGTCAAGGTGGTGTTGGTCAAGGGGGTGGTGGAGCAGGTGGTTTTAGAACAATAGCTTCAAAAACTTTTTCAGTTAATGTAGGAGATTCTATTCCAATTACAGTTGGTGCTGGTGGAGCAGGTGGAGCATTAGGTTCGTGGCCTTGTGTTGATGGAAACAATGGATCAAATTCAATTTTTAGTACAATAACATCTACAGGTGGCGGTGGTGGTGCAGCAGGTTTTCCTGGTCCATCTTCACCTCCTCAAGGTAACGGTTTACCAGGTGGTTCAGGTGGTGGTGGTGCAAAATGCACTTCATCAGGGACAAATGGAAGACCAGGAGGATCTGGAAACACTCCTCCAGTAAGTCCATCTCAAGGTAACAATGGTGGACCAGGAAATAATGGTCCAAACTCTCAAAACGGTGGTGGCGGCGGTGGAGCTGGAGCTGTTGGACAACCAGGAGGAACAGGCGCAACTAGTGGTGATGGAGGTGTTGGTTCTGCAAATACAATTTTTGGTTCATCACCAATAGCACCTTCTTATGGTGTAGCACCAAATCCAAGTAATACAGGTCCAGGACAATATTTTGCTGCTGGTGGAGGTGGAGGTTGGTCAACTACTTCTGATGGTGGTTATGGTGGTGGAGGAGGAACTCCTGGCGTTGCTGGAACAGCCAATACTGGAGGCGGTGGTGGAGGAGGACACTCTCCATTTCCTTATGCAGCTGGTGGAGCAGGTGGGTCAGGAATAGTTGTTATTCGTCACGCAACAGCAAACGGAGGTTCAGGTGGAAATGCAACAGGAACTTGCGGATCAGATACAATTAGAGTATTTACAGGAAGTGGAACATTTACAGCTTAAATAAATGAATTTACAAACTTTAACAAATAATATATAAGGAGAACATTATGGCACATTACGCAAAATTAGGAGCAAACAATAAAGTTATAGCGGTTCACGTTGTAGCTGATTCTGATTGTCAAAACGCTGATGGTATCGAAGATGAAGAAGTAGGAAGACAGTTTTTGGAAAGAATCCACAGCTGGCCTCTTTGGAAAAAAACATCTTACAATACACAAGGTGGACAACACAAATCAGGTGGAACACCTTTAAGAGGTAACTACGCAGGCATAGGTATGACTTATGATGAAGATAACGATATTTTCATTAGTAAAAAACCTTATGCTAGTTGGGTTCTAAATGTGGCAGAAGCAAGATGGCAATCACCAATTGGTGATGAACCAGCATTACCTGAAGAAGAACAAACTACTCATAGATATGAGTGGAATGAATCTACAGGTGCTTGGGATAAAGTCACTATATAATCCACTTGACATTTTAATTAGAGTTAATTACATACTAGATAGGTATGCAAAAGAAAGTATTAACAGAAGTTGATCTTTATACAGGTGAAATTCAAATGCCAAAAGGCTTTGATATTGATCGTGATAAAATAAGAAACGACATCATAGAATCTTACGTAAATAAAAATAGGATTAACAACAATCCACAAGCTTATGCTTTTGATGATTATGTTGTACCTTTTTCTCAACCTTTACAATGGATGCAAGATTACGTTAGAGATCATTGGAGAGTTGAATATGGTAAAACTTTAGTGACTAAAACTATGCACGGCAATGTTATGCATCCTAAAGAAAAGTCTTGGACAAGAGGTCAAGTTGATCCTGTTGATTTACGTAATTCACCAGACTATACATTAATTTATGGTGTTGATGTTAAAGAAGGTTCTTCAGAATGTATTATTGAATATGATGATAACAGAAGAAAAAATAGAACGTGGCACTTACCTATAAAAGATAATCACTTTATAATGTTCCCTGCTACTAATAAATATTCTTTCTCACCTAATACTTCTACCGGTTTAAATATAATTTTAACAATTAACTATGAATATATCTAATTACTATTGGTATTTTGAATCTGCAATACCACCAAGAATATGTGATCTTATTGTTAAGTATGGTAAGTCAGAAAAAGAAAGAGAGATTATGGCTATTACAGGCGGCTTTGGTAGAGATAGAAATTTAACTAAACAACCTCTTACTAAAGACGAAATAAAAGATTTACAAAAGAAAAGAGATTCAAACATAGTCTGGATGAGTGATCGTTGGATATATAAAGAGATTCAACCTTATGTTCATATGGCAAATAAAAATGCAGGTTGGAACTTTGAATGGGATTTTTCAGAAGCTTGTCAATTTACTATTTATAAAAAAGGCCAATACTATGATTGGCACTGTGATAGTTGGGATAAACCTTATATGGAAGAAGGTCCAACAAAAGGAAAGATTAGAAAATTATCTGTAACCGTAACGTTAACAGATCCAAAAGAATACAAAGGTGGAGAGTTAGAGTTTGACTTTAGGAATTTAGATCCTGATAAAAAACCTAACATTAGAGCGTGTACTGAAATATTACCAAAAGGCTCTTTGGTTGTGTTTCCTTCGTTTGTATGGCATAGAGTTAAACCCGTAACTAAAGGAGAAAGGAATAGTCTAGTGATATGGAATCTAGGTTATCCATTTAAATAATATGAATGATATAAAACAAGGTGGCAGTAGTACACCACAAAAACCAAAAGGACACGTAGATTTTAAATCTGCGTTTTATTTTCAAACACCAGTATGGATTGCAGAAGCACCGATGTTTCTTAAAAATACAATTAAACTAACAGATAAATATATTAAAAAAGCTGATAAACTTCTTAAAGATAAATTAAAAAACGAACCTAAATGGAAAAAAGATATAGGCACATTTGGTTTATCTAAACATAGTGAAAGTTTTTCACAAGACCCTAAAGCAAAAGATTTAGTAGAGTTTATAGGTCAACGATCCTATGAGTTTTTAGATTGGCAAGGATTTAATTTACAAAATCATAGCTTACACTTTACAGAATTTTGGGTACAGGAGTTTAGTGAAAAAGGTGGTGGCCATCATTCTACACATCAACATTGGAATCAACACGTATCAGGATTTTACTTTTTAAAGTGTAGTGAAAAAACATCTTATCCTATCTTTCACGAACCAAGACCTGGTGCAGAGATGACAAAGTTACCGTTAAAAAATCAAGAACAGATTACAATGGGAACTAATCAAATACATTACAAACCTAAACCAGGAACAATGATTATTTTTCCAGGTTATGTTCCTCACGAGTTTGCAGTGGATGCAGGATTAGAACCATTTAGATTTGTACATTGGAATATAAAAGTTGTTGAAACAGCAATATCAAAAGAAAAGAGTATTAAATGAGCTTTAAAAAAAATAAATATATAGTTATCAAAGGAGCTGTACCCAAAGAAATAGCAGGATTTTGTTACAATTACTTTTTACTTAAAAGAACTGTTGCTAGAACTTTTTTCGATCAAAGGTATATCTCTCAATTTACAGAGGAATGGGGAACGTGGAAAGATGAACAAGTTCCAAATACATATTCTCATTACGCAGATTTAGCTATGGAAACTTTATTGATGAGGACTTTACCTGTAATGGAAAATAAAACAGGACTTAAATTAAATCCAACTTATTCATATGCTAGAATATATAAAACTGGAGATATTTTAGAAAGACACAAAGATAGACCAAGTTGTGAAATATCTACTACAGTAAATTTAGGTGGTGATCCTTGGCCAATATATTTAGAACCTAAAAAGAATGTAGGTAAGCCAGAACAGATGGGCGGTAAAAAAGGTATAACTGCGAGTAGTAATAACAAAGGTGTTAGAGTAAACCTAAAACCCGGTGATATGTTGGTTTATAGAGGTATCGAACTAGAACACTGGAGAGAAGAATTTCAAGGCAATGATTGTTGTCAAGTATTTCTACACTATAACGATCAAAATTCTGAATATAAAACCTCTAATGTAAATGATGGAAGACCGCATTTAGGACTTCCAAGTTGCTTTAAAAAGTAATATAATCTTTAAATGGGGGCTGTACTCCACCATACCTACAGCCTCCTTTTAAGGATTATTTATGAGTTTAGGATTTGACGCAATATCAACATTACCGTTCGCTACATCAGGACCAGAT